GTAACTATGTTCAGTCTGTAACTACTGCTGCTGATTCTGGTCTTGTAGGTGGTAATGCTGCTGGCGAAGGAACTGATTCTGCTCTTGCTCTTAAGAACGTCGCTAACTTAACTGGCAACACAGTTCTTAAGTGGGATGACGGCAATGGTCAGTTAACTGATAGTCTTATTACTGACGACGGATCTACAGTAACTATTGGCGGTAACTTAACTGTTAGTGGAACAACTACTACAGTTAACACAACCAATACAGTAGTTTCAGACAGATTGCTTGAGTTAGCAAACGGTACTACAGGCAACCCAACCGCCGATTCTGGTATTGTAATTGAGCGGGGCGATGATGCCAACGTCTTTATTGGATTTGACGAAGGATCTAATTTATTTGTTGCTGGTACTACTGCTGGCGATGGTACAGGTACGGATCTTGCTCCTACTCCTATTGCTTTCTTAGCACTTCAGTACAATGTAACTGATACTGCCGGAACTAATGAAGCTGTAGTTAGCTACCTTGCTGCTGGTGCTGCCCCAGATGGTGCTACTGCTGGTAGATATCTCCAAAACATCACAGTTGACGCTGGCACATATTGATAAATAGATTTATATGAGATTTTGGTATGAATGAAGTTCAAGTAGATTATGCTCTTCTAGTAGAGGTTATGACTGAAGAACTTCATTCATACCAGAGTCAGATCATTGCAATGAAAGCAAAGATCAAGGCATACGACAGGGCACTCACGGAAGCGTTAAATAATGCTTCGCCCAAAACCACATCCCGTAAAAAGTCTGTAGATACAGATAAGGATGCTGGTACATTTTAACCTATATAGGTATCACCAATGGCAGCACCAGTAGTACGGCTGAGAAGATCAGCCACACAAGGGGCAGTACCTACAACTGCTCAACTCGATTTAGGCGAGGTAGCAATTAATACTTTTGATGGGAAGATTTTTCTCAAGAAAGACCAGAGTGGAACAGAAAGTATTGTAGAAGTATTAAGTGATAGCATTACAGAGTTTAGAATTCTGGATGATATCTCTAGTGGATTCAATGGAACCACAACTAACTTCACTCTGTCTTACAATTCAGGAACCAACTTTGTTAATACAGAGATTACGACAGCAGCAAGATTGCTAATCTCTGTGGGTGGTACGATTCAGGAACCATCAGCAACTAGAGGTTTCCAACTTTCAGGTGGTACAGATGCCACCACAGACCCCATCGTAATTTCATTTGTCACTGCTCCACAAGCAGGACAAACATTCTGGGGAATTGCTTTTGGTGCTTCTTCTGCTCCTACAACAGGTGGTATCAGTGAAGAACTAGCAATCGCTTACGCAGTCGCACTTTGAGGTATTAGATAATGGCACAGGTAAAAGAAGAACTATACAGATTTGTTCCAGTAGATAATTCACTGGCAGCACCCAACACGGGTAAAGGTAGTATTACAATTCCAGGTCACAGAGAGACTAGGAATGTAGTAATGATTGTAAATGCCAGTCGTGGTGTTATTATTGCTAGTCAATTTGATCCAGCAAAAGGATGGACTAGGGAACACGGGCACGTCTATCCAGGAGACCCGAATTATCCAGATCCTTTCTTCCCCAATGCTCTAGATGGTACTTGTAAGTATATTCTAGACTACGATACATCTGGTATGTCAAGAGACGACCAGTTGTCAATTTATATTGATGACTACACTCAAGGTGAGAAGTTCCGTCCTTGGGATTTTGGTACTGACGCAATTGAGCGTATGCGTGTATCAAACCCAGTGTCATTGATTGATGCTGACTTTGAGTATGGTGTTCAAAATACAAAATGGCAGAATCATGGATCTAATCGTAGATATCCTTCATACTATGAAGTTGCTGGACCTCCAATTACAGCATCCGCTATCACTTCTGGAGGACAAACACCATATTCAACAATCACAGTAACAGCAGCAAATAGTTTTAGTGCCGGTGATGTAGTTTCAGTTACGGGAACTACAGATACTAATGCTGATGGTTTGTTTCTAATTGAAACTGCTAGTGCTACAGCATTTACATACAAAGCAAAAGGTAGTATTACATCAGGAAGTATTTTTACTTCTTATGCTGTGATTAAAAAGGGTGGAATTTATACAGATTCTGCTCTTCCAGTATCAACTTTCGAATTGGGTGATGATACAGCTGGTGTCGATAGTCAGTATGTTAGGGTTACATTTTCAGAAGCACATGGATTAGTGCCCGGTTCGCCAATTACTGTATTAGATTCGAATGGAACTACAGCTTGGACTGGTAACTTTTTTACCACTAGAATTAATTCACCAACACAAATTGAATATAATGCAAATGCTGCGGTAACTGGTACTCCAGGAACTATTACAATCTATGCCCGTAATGATAGTTTCTTCATTCATAGACCTTTTGATGGTGGTGTGTTAATGGGTCCGTTGCTCCCCGTTCATGGACTAGAAGCAAAAAGGCAATCGAGACAATATTTTAGATACCAGTCTGGTAAGGGATTCTTATTTTCAACTGGTGCTTTAATGAATCCAAGTTTTGATGTAGAAAATGTAGAATACAATGAAACATATGCCAATGAAATTTTTATTGAAACTGAAGTAGATCATGCTTTACAGACAGGAGCAACAATCTTTTTAGAGGGAGTTTCTGATGATAACTACTATGGTTCTTATACAGTAAAATCAATTAAGAGTTCTAGGGGATTTACTGTAGATCCAAATTCACCAGCACCAGCAACAACGTCTGGTGGTGCTACATTGAGTTCACAACCAAAAATTTCGGTTACTAACTGGACTGGTGCTGTAATTAGAGCAGGAATGTTTGACGACCAAAATGGATTGTATTGGGAGTATGATGGACAACAACTTTATGCCGTGAAGCGTTCATCCACTTTCCAGACTGCTGGCACTGTATCTTTATCGGCTGGTTCTAAATCTGTAACAGGTAGTGGAACAAGATTTTTAGAACAATTCCAAGTAAATGATCTTGTGGTTATTCGTGGTATTTCTTATCGTGTTACTGGTGTTACCTCCAACACTGCCTTAACAGTTAGTCCTGCTAATAGAGGAGCTACTGTAAGTGGAGTAAAGATGATTAAAACTGTGGATGAAAGAGTTCCCCAAAAGAACTTTAACTACGATACCATTAATGGTCATGGACCTTCTGGATATAACGTTCGTTTACCACGAATGCAGATGTGGGGCATTCAATTCTCCTGGTATGGTGCTGGATTTGCTGACTTTATGATTCGTGGTCCTTTAGGAAACTTTGTGAGAGCACATAGATTTGCCAATCACAATGTTAACACAGAGGCATATTTAAGATCCGCTAACCTACCAGCTCGTTACGAAGTTGATAATTGCGCGGCATATGCTAAAGTTGTATCTGCTACTGGAACCGGAACTACAGACATCATTCTAAATAAGTACGGAAGATTTCCTGAACCTGTGCCGGGATTTCCAGCGTATGTATTATTACAGGGAGTTGAAGATGGAACTTCAACTATGAATATTGAGATTATTAGTTATACTGGAAAAAGTTCAACTAGTATTAGAGTACAGGGAACCGGATATGTAGTTGGTGAATTTGTGAATGCTGCTACTGTAAGTCAAACTGCTAGTGGAACTGGATTCCAGATTGAAGTTACTGCCGTAACTGATGTTGGTGGCATTGCTAGGTGGAGGCAATTAGTTGGTGGTACTGGATATACCGCTAATGATACTATTCTAATGGAAGCAGCAGCTGCTGGTGGAACTCAAGCACAGATTGGTGGTAATGTGACGGCATATTCACTTACCGTTGATGGTAGTGGAACCGTAACATCAGGACCTGGAAATCCATGCTTAACTGGTGTAACAAGAGCACAAGATATTAATCAATTCCTATCCGGTGCTTCACGAACATTTAGAGCACAAACTACAGCAGTTGATTTTGCTGCTGGTTCTACTGCTATGTTATTGAATACTACGTTCGCCCCAACTATTTCACACTGGGGTTCTTCGGTAATTATGGATGGTGGATTTGAAAAAGATGATGGATTCTTGTTTAACTATGAAGCTACTTCCACAGCGGTAGCTATCAACTCTGGTGAAACTGTATTGGCATTCCGTGCTGCTCCATCAGTTTCTGATACATTAGTTGGTGATTATGGCGAAAGAGAAGTTATTAATAGAGAACAAATTAGATTGAAAAAAATTAGTGTCACTAATATTGATGGTGTTGCTTATCAGTTCTTTGCTATTGCTAACCCATCAAACTTGGGTGCTGTTTCTTGGCAGGATGCTAACGTTCAGAATATTGGTACAGTTAGTCTATTCCAACCAACATTTGCTCAAGTGGCAAATAGTGGGGGATTGGTAGGAAGTACAACAGACCCTGAAGATGGAGAAGTGTTGTTCCAGTTTATTGGGGCAGCAGATATTGGGACAACAGAAGTTGAACTAGCTAATTTAAAACCGATTCAAAACTCTATCATTAGTGGTCCAGCAAGTTATCCCGATGGTCCCGAAGCAATTGCTTTCTACATTAGAAACGGTGAAACTAGTGGTAACAATGCCGGTGCATTTAGAATTGTTCTAGAGTGGGAGGAGGCACAAGCATGACATTATCAAAAGGCGAAATCCTATCTAACCCAGTTGTCACTAGTGGGTCAGCAAATACTGGTGCTTCTGTATTCTTATCAGAAGGTACAGCAACAGGAGTATCACCGGGAGATACAGTTAGTTTAAAAGCACCCAATACATTAACTGACAGTTGGGTGATGACACTACCCGCTTCAGGTGGTACATCTGGATATGTTTTACAGACAGATGGTTCTGGAGGAACATCATGGCAACCAGTTACAGCATCACCTGCTGGTAGCACAGGACAACTTCAGTATAACAATGCTGGTTCATTGGGTGGAACATCAGGTATTACCACTGATGGTTCTAATCTACTGATTGATAGTCAGGGTGATTTAAGAATGGGAGATGGTACAAACTATCTTGCTTTCCAAGCACCCGCTTCAATTGGTGCTGATAGAACATATACCCTACCATCTACGATTGGTTCAGCAGGAGACCAATTATTGATTGCTAGTTCTCCCACACCAACAGCAACATCTGCTACATTGGTTTGGGGTACGGCAACAGGAACTACACAATCTCCTGGTGGTGATACCGATGGATCAGTTCAATACAATAGTGCCACTGTATTTACTGGTGAGACAGCATTTAAATACAATGATAGCACCAATACATTAACTGTAGAGAATGTAACTGGAACTGGAACATTTACTTCAGGTTCTGTAGTTGTAGATAACATCACCATCGACGCCAACTCTATCACGGCAACAAATACAAATGGCAATGTAGATCTTGCTGCTGATGGCATTGGTAAAGTACGAGTTTTGGCAGACAAAGGACTTCATTTAGCAGATGCCGACAATAGTGCTGGTGTTACATTAAAAGCAGGGGCAACAACTACAGTTTCATATGACCTGACATTCCCTGATTCTGTTGGTTCTGCTAATGATGTAATGAAGATTGATGCTACAGGCAATCTTGATTTTGTATCTAATACCAAGACACTTAACTTTGTAATTGGTGATGGTAGTGGAACACTTACTACGGGCATTAAAGGACACGTTGTTCTTGATGCTGATTATACATTAACAGCTCATACATTAGTTGGTTCGCTATCTGGAGCATTAACTGTTACTGTTAGTAGGACATCAGCACCAACATATCCTTTATTATCAGCACCAACATATTCAAATATTATAACATCTTCATTAGCAACAAATGAATACGCAGATAAAACTGATAGTTTATCTATTTCAATCTCTACTGGAGATGTGTTAGAATTTAACTTAACTGCTAACGGCGGTTCTCATACATACGCAACTATAGCACTCACATTAGTACCCGCTTAATAAATTATGGCAACTGAAACTTTAGTACCAGATGGTACAGTATTTACATTGACACAACTTTCTGGTAATGTTGGCGATGTAGATAACACTATTGCATCTGCTGATGGTGTATTTTTGACGAACCTAGAAACCAATGGTAATACACCAACTGTTCTGGCGTCATTTCCCACAGCATCTGGAGATTTAACGACAGGAGTTAATCAGGCATTTAGAGCACGGGTTGGAAAGGATTCTACTGGAGGTAATAATCCACAATTTACAATTGCTGTAATCGACAATGGAGGCACATTAACATCATCTACATTTACGGCAACTGATACTGTTAGTGATTTTTCTCTCACTTGGGATGCTGGCAACTTTACATTATCAGATGGTGCTGGTGCTAATTTAGAGATTCAAGTTAGTCAATCTACTGGAGGAACTGGTAGGGGTGCTAATCGAAGATGGATTGAAATTGACGAACTTGAATGGAACGTTGAATATGACGTAGCTGTTGGTGGTGCTGCTGTTAGTCAAGCCATACTCATATGATAAATACTTAAAAAGTAGGTTGTAAGAATGGCTCAACCATCAACTCGGGCAGAGTTCACTGACTATTGCTTAAGAAAACTTGGTGCTCCTGTATTAGAAATTAACGTAGATGACGATCAAGTTGATGACTTGATTGATGATGCTATACAATTTTATCAAGAGTATCATTTTGATGGTGTAGAGAAGATGTATCTCAAACATCAAATTACCGAAGATGAAATTACTAGATTTAAAAGTTCAAATCAAAATACTATCGGACCAGATGACACTCCTGCTCCAGTAACTACAGACACTTGGGAAGAGAGGGACAACTATCTACAAGTTCCGGATCATGTTATAGGTATTTCAAAAGTATTTGGATTATCCAGTAGCAGCGTTCGCGGTAATTTATTTGGTATTGAATATAGATTATTTCTAAATGATTTGTATTCTTTTGGTTCAGTTGACCTATTAAACTATTATATGGTGAAGCAATATCTAGAAACTATTGATATGGTAATCAATAGTGGTTCTCTTGTAGGATTCAGATTTAACAAGAGGCAAGATAGATTATACATTGATGTAGACCCAACATTTTTAGATGCTGGAGATTATCTAATTATAGAATGTCATCGTGCATTAGACCCCGCAGAATTTAATCAAGTGTGGAATGATAGTTTTATCAAGAAATATGCTACTGCTCTTATCAAGAGACAGTGGGGACAGAACATGATTAAGTTCAACAACGTTCAACTCCCAGGCGGTATCACAATGAATGGACGCCAGTTATATGAGGATGGCAACATGGAAGTGTTGGCATTAGAAGAAAAAATGATGTCACATTATCAATTACCACCCCTAGATATGATCGGATGATATGCCTACCAGTCACTACTTTCCGCTGTACTACAAAAATGATGGCAGCGAGCAAAACTTATATCAAGATTTAGTAGACGAACAGATACGTCTGTTTGGTAGCGACATCTATTATATCACAAGAAAAACAATACGAGACCAGGCATTAAATCAGATTGTCTTCTCAGAGTTTAGTGAGAAGATTGTTATCGAAGCTATGCTACAGAATGTAGAAGGTTTTGGAAATCAATCTGAGTTCATCAGCAAGTTTGGTTTAAGAGTTACGGACGAGATTACATTTACGATGTCAGTTCGTAGATGGGAACAGGAATCCACACGCCTGAATAATCTAGAGGTGGAGTCTAGACCTAATGAAGGAGACTTAATCTTTTTCCCATTGACAGGTGATTTGTATGAGATTAAGTTTGTTGAGAGAGAAGCGCCATTCTATCAGTTAGGCAAACTATATTTCTTCACTATGACCTGCGAAATCTACGAGGTTGGTAGTGAAGACATTGATACTGATATTCCTGAGATAGACGACATTGAAG